TAAAACACTTCGAAAAAAGAATAAAGAACTGTCATCCATGTTAATGGAGATGAAGGAAAGGCTTGGTGAAATCAACCTTTCTAATGCTAAGTTACTTTATACCAATCGGACACTGAATAGTACCTCCTTAAATGAGCGACAAAAAGATAAAATTGTTGAATCTATTCGAACTGCCGGTACCGTAGAAGAAGCGAAGGTTATACATGAAACCCTTCAAAGCGCAGTGGGTACCTCTAAGAGGCAACTGAAATCTCTGAGCGAAGCTATCGAAAGACCTTCAATAATGTTGTCAAGAAGGCGTACTGAAGTTAAAAACAAGGAATTGGATTTTAAGGACAGAATGCAAAGATTGGCTGGAATTAATAAATATACTTAAAAGGAGGTATTACAAATGTCAATTTTAAGCAAATTGACTGAAGGTATCGTAAATCGAAATCTTCAGAAGGAGGGCGACGCCCTTCTAAATAAGTGGGAAAAGACCGGTCTTTTGGAAGGTCTTGAAGGTGATCCTGCCCGACAGGGAATGGCACGCCTTTTAGAGAATCAGGCTAAGCAGCTTCTAAAGGAAGCTTCGTCAATGGCCGCTGGTGATGTTGAGGGCTTCGCGTCCGTAGCATTCCCAATCGTCCGCCGAGTATTCGGTGGACTTATTGCAAATGACCTTGTGTCGGTTCAGCCAATGAGCCTTCCCTCGGGTCTTATCTTCTTCATGGACTTCCAGTTCAATGGAGGCCGTTTAGGTCAGGACGCCAACGATTCGCTTTACGGCGGAGGCGTGGTAGGTGCTGAGCTAACTGGTGGTGTCAATCTTGGCGGAGCCAACGCTGAAAAGAGCTTCTACGCTCTTAACAACGGACACTCTTCGCCGACTGGCTCTGCTGACTTTGCCCTTACCGTAATCGCCTCTGGTGTACTTGGTTCTGGCGAGGGAGATGATGCTGAAGATTCCGTTACAGCGGCTACCATTGGTGGAAGCACCGTAAACACCAGCCTAAGCAAGCTTTGCCGTTGGGATGCCGACGCGTCTGGTTCTTCTGTTGTTGTTTGTACCGTAACTGGTGCTAACACTCAGAACCTAGGTTTACTTAACCGTAATAACCTAGTTGCTCTCTCTGCTGACGGAGCAGCTGCAGCCGACAACGGAGGTAGCTCGACGAGCTTAGACACTGATAAGTGTCGTCTAGTCCGTAGACTTACCGATATGGTAGGCGGCGCCGCTGGTAACGCCACGGCCAACTTGAACGCCCTTGGAGTCACAGCCGCTGACACCTCTTACGTTCTCGTTTTCCAGGGTACTGCCTCTAATGGTAGCGACAGCAATACTACTGATCTAGTAACTCACTTAACGTCTAAGGCCCTTAACGTTACCTTCCCGATGGAAGATAACTTCGATGCCTCAAACGCTTTAGGTTCCGTAATTGGTGCTACACCATGGGGACTTGAGGGTGAGGAGAGCATTCCGGAGATCGATATTAAGGTGGACAGTATCGCTGTTACCGCGATCACCAAGAAGCTCAAGGCCAAGTGGACTCCCGAGTTAGGTCAAGACCTTAATGCATACCACAACCTGGATGCAGAGGTGGAGCTAACGAGCATTCTCTCCGAGCAAATTGCTCTTGAGATTGATCGTGAGATTCTCAATGACCTCGTACGCGGCGCCGCCGCTGGTACATATCACTGGTCACGTCGACCCGGTAGATTCCTCAACCGCGACACTGGTACTGCTCTAGCAGTTGGTGCCTCCATCGCTGGTCCGGACTTCACTGGTAACGTGTCTGAGTGGTATGAGACCCTTGCAGAGACTATTAATGATGTATCGGCAACGATTCACAGAAAGACTCTTCGTGGAGGCGCAAATTTCCTAGTGGTATCACCAGAAATTGCGAACATCCTTGAGTTCACTGCTGGATTCCGCGCTAGCGTTACAGCCGACCAAGACACTGGTACCGTTGGTGCCGTCAAGGTAGGCAGTCTTAGCAAGAAGTGGGATGTGTACGTTGACCCGTACTTCCCGCGTAATGTTGTACTAGTTGGTCGTAAGGGCGGTAGCTTCCTCGAAAGTGGCTACGTATACGCTCCGTATGTCCCGCTACAGGTCACTCCCACTATCTTTGGTACGGAAGACTTCGTACCACGCAAGGGCGTTATGACGCGCTATGCGAAAAAGATGGTCCGACCTGACATGTATGGTCTAGTGCTCGTTCAAGACCTTCTTGGGTAATAACTAAATAACCGTAGTTAGCAGAAGCCCCGCTCTAGAAATAGAGTGGGGTTTTCTGTTTCTGGAAACTAATTATGTTTTAGGAGGATAAAGTGAATAATGGCTGTACCTGTTTTATCACCATCAAGCGGAATGAGCACAATAGTGTTACCGGTTACTGGTACACTTTCAAAGGCTCAAACTATAACAAGTTATCCTCTTGGACTTTATGCAGATCCGGATAATGGATTCTACGATGCCAATTTTGTTTCCGGAGCAATAGATCAGGTTTCCTTAACATATAGAATGCTCGGGGGCGATGTCCTCGACGTTGAGCTAACAGAGGAGAATGTATATACTGCATATGAAACAGCCGTATTGGAATATTCTTATATTGTTAATATTCATCAAGGTAAAAATTCCCTCCCCAGCATTTTAGGACACACAACTGGTACCTTTGATCATGAAGGCGCCCTAAAATCTGGAGATCTATCATCAAGTTTGTCGGGCGAACATGTAGGTTTAAAATACCCAAAGTTTGATTATTCATCCGCTAGAAGAGTTTCATTCAGATCCTCACAAGAAGCTGGATTAAATGGTATAGAATCAGAATACTCTGCGTCCATAACGATTAACGACCAACAACAAGATTACGATCTTCAGAAAGAGATCGCCGCCAAACCATCTTTTAGTAGCCTTATTAACGGAAAAAGAATTATAATAAATAAGGTGTATTACAAGACCCCACATGCTATGTGGAGATTCTATGGGTACTTCGGCGGCCTCAATACAGTTGGTAATATGTCAACATATGGTATGTATGCAGATGACTCTACTTTTGAAGTCATCCCACCATGGCAAAATAAATTACAAGCTATGGCTTATGAAGATGCCATATATACTAGAAATTCTCATTATTCCTTCGAGATTAAAAACAATAAATTAAGAATATTTCCAGAACCAAACTCGGGTTCTCCAGAATCTTTATGGGTTAAGTTTACGATCCCCGACGAACCTTGGGATGAAACTGATAGTGATAGAAGTTCCAGAACTAAGGGTATTAATAATTTAAATACTGCTCCATTCGCTAACATTCCTTTTGAAAACATTAATAGTATTGGTAAACAGTGGATCCGGAGATTTGCTTTATCAATTTCCAAAGAAATGTTAGGTCAGATTAGGGGTAAGTTTGCTACGATTCCAATCCCTGGTGATTCGGTCACGCTAAATGCCTCAGACTTGCTTTCTCAAGCAAAGGATGAGCAGGAAAAACTCCGCGAAGAATTGAAGACAGTGTTAGATGAAATAACATACAGTAAACTAGCTCAAACAGAAGCTGAAATAATCGACGCTTCAAACAAAACCCTTACTAGCGTCCCTAACGGCGTTTACGTAGGATAAATTATGGCAGAAGAGAAGGACAAATGGTCTAGACCCTCCTCTCCCCCGCCTCCTTTATTTTTAGGCGAGAAAGAAAGAGATCTTGTTAAACAAGTTAATGATGAGTTAATAGAAAGAGTTATTGGACAGCAGATTGTCTACTATCCAATAGACACAAAGACTACAAATTTTCATCCTCTATACGGTGAGGCTATAAAAAAGAATTTCTTGCCACCAATAAGAGTTCACGCTCTAATAGAGTGGGACGGTCTTAAAACCTCCACAGATCATTACGGTCTAGACAAAGTAAACGAAATTAATATTCATTTCCATCGCAGGAGATTAACTGAGGACCAAGACTTATTTGTCATCGAGGGGGACTTCGTGTTATATGGGAAATATCACTACGAAATAGTTTCTTTAGATGAGACAAAACAATTATTTGGACAAATAGATCATAAGTTCGAAATTTCAGCAAAAGCAATAAGATCTAGAGAGGGATTATTCGATGCCTCATAAAAAAGACTATTCATATACCGGTGTAGAAGACCCTTCAATAATTGATGAAGAGGTGTTTATGCCATCAACTTTGGAAACTATAGATTACGCCATGTATAATTGGCTTAATGAAGAACTAAATATATTTTGTTCAACAAATAAGGGGTGGAAGAGAACTCCTATTGTGTGGGCTTCCCCGGAGCGCGCTAAATTTCGGGAGAGCAAAGAAACTAGAGATGAGCACGGAGCTTTAATACTGCCTGTTATCTCTATCGAGAGAGGAACAATTTCAAAGGAGCTTACAAAGAGAACAAGTGTATATGCTCCGGTACAAAGAATGAAAGATATTCAAGGCGGAGAGTTAGTAATCGCACGCCGAATAAATCAAGAAAAAACTTCTAACTTTGCAGAAGCTGATGCTTATAGGACACGTAGAACAGAATCAGACCATAAGGATCGGAACAGGCCCAGAAATAATAAAAAAGTAGTATATCAATCTATTTCAATTCCGGTTCCAGCATATTTGGAGATTGAATATAATATAACTGTGCAGACAGAATATCAACAGCAAATGAATGAAGTGTTATCATCTTTTGCTGCTGCAGAAGCACCAGGCCCTGATAATTATTTTTATATTAATCACGACGGCCACAAATATGAGGCTTTTATGAACACCTCATATGAAATGAACAATAATATTTCCAACCTGCAAGAAGAAGAAAGAACATATCAGACAAAAATGAGTACAAAAGTAATTGGATATATATTTTCTCCAGATGAGAATGGAAATCGTCCCAGGATTACAACTAGAGAAAACGCAGTTGAATTCAAAATTTCTCGTGAACGCGTTCTTTTAGATGAAAAGCCAGAACACATTGGCAAAGAAGGCTTTTATAAAGGATAAATTGGATTTTCGCGAGAACAATTACTATTTATAAGGTGAGTATGTTTTATACATTAACTTTCCAAATGAAGGGAGCAGCAAATAATGTCAATAGATAAGTACAAATTCGTATCACCCGGCGTTTTCATTAAAGAAATCGACAAATCACAGTTACCAGCGGTGGCCCGAGGAATGGGTCCCGTAATTATAGGCAGAACAGAAAAAGGACCGGCCTTTAGGCCCACAATGGTCCAATCATATGACGAGTTCGTCAAAGTTTTCGGGGAGCCAGTCTCCGCCGGCGGCGCTAATGACTCTTGGAGAGAGGGAAACCGCAGCTCTCCAACCTATGCTGCATATGCTGCGAAAGCTTATTTGAGAAATAATGGTCCAGCCACAATTGTAAGA